TTATTTTTTATATGGCGTAGTTTTGTAGCCCTGCTCGATCAAACTACTCATACCGCCATCTAAATTTATAATCTTAAGATCTGTGCTATCTATCGCTGCAGCTGCTGCTGTGCTCCTTCTGCCACTTCTACAAACAAGAGCGATAGGCTTTTTGATATCAACTGCCTTTGAAAGCTCATCTAAAAATGCACTCTTGTCACTTGGATCAAAAGTGATAGTCTTCGCACCAGCTATGATGCCAGTCTCTTGCCACTCAGATGGAGTTCTAATATCGACAATCTGATCATATTTTTTGATCTCATCTGGACTTATATTAACAGTTTTAACATCAGCTGATAACATACAACAAACAGCTCCTAAAAGTAAAATTTTTTTCATCTACTCTCCTTAAATAAATTTTTGAAATGTTAGCATGGATTATTAAATATATAAAATTTTTGTTGATAAATTTTATTGTTAATGAGATCATACAAATAATTCATTAAAAAAATAAATTTATTTATATGCCAAACACAACTACTTATAAAAATAAGAATTCTAAATATAAATGATTAAAAGCACTCTATACAAGATTTTTATGAGATAGCATTTAAAGCAGGAGTGGTGTCCCCAGCGGACACCTAGTTTTATTAATATAATATCGTTTTAATCGTAGTTTATGACAATGTTCTAAAATATAGGTCAGTAAAAAACTCAGTAAAAGCTATTTTTGCCTATACTTTTTCTGCTCTATTAATCCAGCCTCTTTCATATCTAGCCAAAGTTGGGTTAGCTGAAATAATAGCCCTATAATAAGCTATTTCTGCTCGGTCGTAGTCTTTATCAAAGCTCACTTCATTATACGCATTTATCGCGGCTAGAGTATTAGCGCCTAAAATGCCGTCCATTGTAACGCCTACAACCTTTTGGGCTGCTTTAATGGCGTTTTTGCACCCAGCATTTACGCCAAATATAAACATTTCCGCCTGCTTTTGGTAGCTGTTTATTTCATCAAGCCTCATAGCGTCCCAATAGTTAGCCTTGTAAAATTTGCCTACAAGCTCGACTAGGTTATCGTCGTTGTATAGGGCGACGCTAGCCTTTTCAAGATCGCCGTATGCGTTGATAGCTGCTCTAACTTGCCCCCAGCCTTGCCAGCTTGGGTTTGCTGTTTCATAAATGCCCATAAAAGTTAAGCCTTTTTCGTTTGGGTTTTTATGTAGTGCGTTTTTAGGGCTGTTAAATTCTAGGCTCATTAATGTATAAAAAGCATTTGTAAAATTTTTCATTTTTTTAATCCTTTAAAAATTTAAATCTCTTGGCGGTTTTTGCGAAAAGTCATCGCTGCCGACATCAAAGCTATTTAATTTTTTATCTATCACCTTATCCACGACCGCACTTATCCACGCTGTGCCACGCAGCGCAAAAAAGCCACCAACTGCCAAGCTTATGCGATCCTCTTTTGTAAAAAACCGCGTAAATTCATAAAAAACCCAACAAATAAACATAGAACTTATCGTGCTAATAATCGAATTTATGATCGCCTTACCACTATGTAGTGGCTTTTGAGGGTCGTTAGCAAGACTTAATATGCCACCCACAAGCCCAACGACGACAACCCAAAAATAAAAGCCTAGCTGACCTAATAAGTCCTCCATTACTTTCGCCTCTCTTAGTATCTGAATGTAAAAATATACATTATTACGACGGATAGTATTAGCTCAAAAACAACCATTTTATTAAGCCAAAATTTCTTAGTCTTTTTTATGATCGCTTCCATTTACACACCCTTTTAAAAGTTCTTCACACGTCAAAAAATAGCCCATTAGCTCCTTTGCGCTTTGTAAATCACTAGGGCTATACTTTGGCTTTGTTGGCATCTTTTCAATGCACGCCACCGGCACATATACATCTTGATATTGCGTTTTTACGATTACCTCAGGTTTTGAAGCGCATCCAGCCATAAAAAACGCCACTATTAGGCTACTTATTGCCAGCTTCATTTAATAACCTTTCATAGAAATTAAGCTTTTCCTCGCAGGCGGCGTCCTTGACCGGTACTGCCACGCGCTCAACTTTTGTTATAACACGCTCTTTTATCTTAGCCTCGTCTTGTTTTGGTACACTTAGGGCTTTTAGGCTTACATTTACAAGCTCTATCTTCGCTTTGCAAGTTTGCAAATCTGCTGTTATTACTGCATTGTCTGCCTTTTCTTGCGCCATCTTAGTTGTTAGCTCGTCGATTTTCTGCGTTGCGTTGTTATTTAACCAGTAAAGCACGCCAACTACAAAGCTCAAAAATAAGATAGCCCCTATATAGAATTTATCGCTCATTTCGCACCCTCTTAAATAGATTAATAGCCCACACGCTCTTTAAAAATGTCTTGTCGTCTGGCTGCATAAATGTATCTTTATTGTATTCGTTCATCTCTGCCACGTCTAGCAATTTCCACCCTACATAAATACGGCAATAAAAGCCGCTAAATATGCCTTTGTAGCGGATCGTTTTATAAAGTCCAAAACGTGAGCGTCCGTCTTTCAGCTTTAGCGTTACTTTGCAAAAGTCGCTTATTGCTCCGCCGTTGCTTGTTACTTTTGGATTGCCTTGCACTCTTATGCTTGATGGCTCTATCTCGCTCACTTTTACGCCATTTACACGACTTGAAAAGTAGCCTATGCGGTTTCTATATAGCCACCTAAGACGTGCAAAATACGTCCTATTTTTGCCATTTGGATAGTGTTCTTTTCTCCAGCCACTATCGCCGTTTATGGCTGAATTTATGCCGTCGTATAAGTCGCTTGCATCCTCAAAGTATTGCGCCCACTTTGGTAAGCGCTCGCTTTGTTTGTTACAAAACGCTAGAGCGATCGGCACTATTATGTAGCCAAGTATCTCGAGCGGCAACTCAATGACCACAATACAAAAGAGTTGCAAAAACTCTCTAAATTTAAGCATTACTCATCCTTTTTATCTTTTGGTTTTTCTTGCTCTTTTTCTTTATATTTAGGGCTTTTAGGGCATCCGTCCCAAGTACAGCTGCCGTCTTTATCTATCCTGCTGGCGCAAATTTCGCACCTTTTTATTCTTACTCTCATTTTTTATCCTTTTGTGTTGGTCTTGTTCGGACTACGTCCGAAAATTCATCTTTATCAAGATACCAAAATGGCTTTGTGCCATCCTCGTATTGAAATTTGGCAAAGTCATCAGGGTGTGTCGCCAAATGGGCGAATACCCTGATAATGTTTGCCATATTTGAGCTGTCCCAACCTTCGCATTTTCTAGCACGTAGAAAAATCACGATAGGGCAAAGTAAAACGCCTAAAACTAGGGATAAAACGCATATTATTATGTAGCTCATATTTTTCTCCTATATTGAACGATCTATACTCCACAATAACAACCTAAGCAAATCAAAGCCCCTACAACTAGCGATGTACCAGATACTATTACATAGCTCATTTTTGCCCCCCCACTTATAGATGATCGGTAGGTGCTACCGTTATCGGCTCGATCCTTGTGTTTAGGCGCTCACGCTCTGCGATTAGCTCCTTATACTCTGCCCTGAGATTTTCAAGTACGGCGGTGTTACCGATTATCAAAGCGTGGCGGATATAGTTTTCATGCTCAGCGATTTCGACTTCGATCTCGGCTAGTTGCTCGGCGTGCTCATCGGTCTCGCCAGCCAAAAGCTCATTTAGCTCGGTTTCGTCTATCAAAGTTAGCCCCTTTTGTATTGGCTTCTCATTGTCCTCGTACGCGTAAATTTCGTTATTTTTATTTTTATAATATTTCATTTTGCTCCTTAACGTAGTTCCATCCACACAAAGCTAGATGGATTTATCTGGCTATTTGATGATGTAGTGACTTTATATGTTGCCCCTGCTGGCACAACTGCGCAAACATAACCGCTCCTACTACCGATATTTATTTTTTGCGTCAAAACATTGTCTACTAAAAGTTGCATATCTTCTGATGAGTTGTTTGTCACGCCTGCTACATTTATCATGATTGCTCTATTGGTAGTATTCGTATATACTATGTCTTTTTTTCTTTGCGTGGTCATGTTTTGCCAAGCTTGCCCTATACCTAGCCCTTTATTTGCCTCTATCGCATCACTCACGGCTTTTTCGGTTACTGCTGCGTCCTCTTGCTTGGCAGTTATGACATTTTTAAGCTTCGTGATGCCTGCTTTAGCTTCGGTTGCAAGTATAGTTTTATCAATTTGCCCAGCTGTCGGAGTATTTACATTTTTGACCTTAATGATGACCACTACTGCCATATTGTAGGGTCGATTTTCGTTGGCAGTTGGGACTACTTTAGATGCGTCAAAAGACACCACATCTTGATAATTGTTTGGTGCGTGAAGCGAAAAGTGCCACTGATGCCTTACTGTGTCATCAGGTCCTCCCGTGAATGCTCCAGTTGTTCCCCCCGCTTCTCTAATTGCAGAACCATAGCCATAACCAGTTGAACCTTTTATATTTCTGATCGCGTCTTGTTGAGCTGTGCCAAGTGCGGCAGCATTGCCACCGATAGAGCGCATAAACTTACCATCGGCGAAATTTGGCAAATTAAAGTTATCGCCACTTCCGCCGTATGTGTAGCCTATCACGTCAAATAGCTCGGTGTATTCTGCCTTTTTTAGACTTCTACCATCTGCGATCAAAAAGCCAGCAGGGATAGTCTTTTGGCTTGGATAGCTTAGATATGTGCCTATTGGCAAGCCATCCGTTAGCTCGGTTTTTAGAGCAAACTTATCATCGCTTTCACGTTTGGTATATGCATCGATCTTGTCGGTCTTTTTTAAAAATGTGGCGTCGCTCCACTCTTGTGTAGCAAAAACGATCCAAATTGTCGCTTCGTTGGCTGGGTTTTTGTTTGTATTTTGGCTTTTTGCCACATATACAACCCCATTTAAACTAACAACGGCTCCGATCGGATATTCCATATCTTTATCCCACTCGCCAACGCCTCGTTGCAATTGATAGGCAATTGACTTATCCACGCGATTAAAGGCGGCGTTAAAATATTCCATAGGCGGAATAAAGCCTAAATTTTCGGTTACACCCCAGCCTCTTTTAATGTTTGGAAACTCTACTATTTCGCCATCTTTTGCATCGCTGGCGAAAATCTCATTTTTTGGTTTTTCGTAAATCATTACTGCTCCTTATATATTCTTGCAAACTTGCCAACACCAAAGGCTAGATTGGCTTTATTTTGCTTGAAGCCAAAGCATTTTTTGTCAGCGATTAGTATCACGTTTAACCCTACGCCTACTGGGCGAGCTAAAATATCGTTTTTAAAAATTAGGTTTATTAAGAATTGTGTCGTCTTAGCGTTTTTCAAGACTAAATTTAGGGTCATATTGTAATTGTCAAATATGAAGTTGCCAGCCCCTAATAAAAACTCTAACGACTTATAGCTGTTTTCTAGTGTGCCAGTTTGATAATTTTTAATAATTTTTGCTTTTATTAAAAACCTATAATCGCTATCGTTTAAGTAAAAACTACCTTTTAACGAATTGCCCAAGCGGTAAAATTCGCCATTATTAAAGCCTTGTTTTTTCTCGGTTTGAGTAAAAGCAAAAAAATCTTTTAATATTAGGTTTTGTTGTTCCCTGCTTACGCCTACGTGGCGACCGACTAAATCTAAAGCATAACCGCTTGCTGTATCAATATTTAAAATTTCGGCTACTTTTATAGCGTCGTCAAAGGCTTTATATACTTCATCGTTTAGAAGCTTTGCGGTCGCTCTAGCCCTTGGTTTTTTGCGGTATTGCCAAATTAGCTCAACCATTACACCACCGCCAAATCAATATCGTTTTTATTGATCACACATATCTCACGTACGGCTACGGGCAGGCTTTGTCCGCCGTTTATTGTGAATTGCGTAACCTCAAAGCCCTTAACGTCGTTTATAATGCTATACAAGCGGCTAATATAAACGTCCTCGCCTATATTAAAAACGTGGTTAGATAATAGCTCTTTGATTTTATCCGTGTTTATATCCGTTGCGCCCTCTGTGCGTTTTACACGCAAAAATATTCTAGGGTTTATCTGCGTTGGGCGGTCAAATTTAACCTCACGCTTAGCGCCTAAAAACTCAACCTCTAGCTTTGTTTGTCCCTGCACGCCACAACCGCCGATTTTCTTTTTTAGTATTGCTTCGCCTATTGCCATATCGTCGCCACCTAAAACAATAGCGTTTAAGCTATGTGGTTCTACTCCGTTGGCGTCTGTTTGGTTAGTGTAGTTTTCTAAAACCTTGCATTGTTTTACACCACTTAGGTTGAGTAGGTAGCTCTCTAGCCCTTGGCGTTCGTCGTTATTGTTAATGCTATGGCTTTGCATAAATCTAAACAAAAGGTCGCCGTCGCTTTCCTCGTCAGCCCCTAATGTTGAGTTTTGAGTAGCTACTATTCTATCAACGCCTAGGATTATCTCTTGCATTTCTAGCTCGTCTTGGTCGTTTAATATAAATGCGCCCGTTTCTTGGCTTGTTATGCTAACCGCTTTTGATCCCTCAGCGCCTAGCGTTACTTCGTAGTCGGTTACCCACAAATTGCTATTTTTGTCTTTTAAAATCGTGCCTTTTTTGATAATAGTTCCACCAGCTCCGTGTATCGTTACACCGCTAGCTCTGCTATAATCCGCCGTTTTTCTTAAAAGCCCTGCATAAGCCACACGCTGGTCTAGCCACTCGCCAGTCGCCAAATAAGGGTCTAGCATTTGTACGATAAAAGTAAGCACTTGATTAACTTCGCTTAATGCTTCGCTAAATAGTCCTATCATTTGCCCGTCTGGTGTTGATGATCCTAGCTCTAAATTTTCGCCATAAATCGCCTTAAAGCCATTTTCTAAACGCTCTTTTATGGTCTCTAATTCATCGATTATTATTCTATTCTCACTCACTCGCATTTATATATAACCTTTGGCTTTCGTCGTAAATATCCCTATATTGCACCTCAATAGTTACCTTGCGTTCGTTTAGATTTATGTTTAATATTTCTAAACTACTAACGCCCTCAACGCTTAAGATTTGCCTTTTTATTTCGTCCCTTATTTTGTCAGTGTTGGGATTTTTTGATAAGTAGTTAAACCACCTAACGCCGTTTTCAAAGTCTAAAAACCAGTCATTGTAAAGGCTTAAAATTTGGGTTTTAACGTTTTGGGCTATTGCAGCACTATCCGCTTTATGTCCTAGTAGCCAATCGCCCTCGCTATCTATCGCCCTTACTTTCACTTACTCCCCTTAGTTTGGTTGTGTGGTTGTGCCGCCACTATCGCCGCCATGTGTATGGTGTTTTAAACTTACGCCACTACCTATCATATCTTTGGCGGTAATTGTGCCACTACTTACACTATTGCCCTCGACTTGTGAAAAATTTCCAACTAGGTTTTTATTCCCTATTTGCTTGTAGTCGCCTGTTTGTTCTATGTTGCCCTTGATTATGATTTTTCCCTCGGTTAGTTTTAGGTAGGTGCTTTTGCTTAGTGTTCGCATACAAACGCCGTCTAAATCTACATCTTTAACCGCTAAGGGGCGAGGGCTAAAGCCAGTTAAAAAGAAGCCGTCCGAGTAGTCGTGTAGCCTAAAATCTAACGGCTCGCCCTTGCTAGCACCAGCAAACCAGCCGTCAATGCAACGCTCAGCAAATACACAAAGCCCATGATCGCCTTTCCTTATCGGCGTAGTGATTACAAAATCGCCACCCCTAAAAAATTGCACTGGCACATCATCTATTGGCGGTAATGGCACACTAACGCCGTCACGTTTTAGCTCGTTTATCATCGGCTCGACTTGCACCGTATTATCACCTGCGTTAAATTTAAGCACCTTAGCAGGTAGCGCCGTATGCACGCCTGCCTCAAAGCTTAATAATCCGCTATCAAAAATTTGTGTTAAATTTGGATCGTTCATTTTTTCTCTACTTTGTGAAATTTGCCATTTATGGCGATTAGCTCCGTTTGCCACGTATCGTTTAGAAAATCGCCACTATGCGTTAGCTGGATTATTTTATAGTCGCCGTCATATTCGCTTAGAATTGATTGTATTCGCACGAGCGAGCCGATGTTTAGTTTAGGGCTTAGTAAGCACGTAACCCTTAGTCCGTCGTCTGTCTTTTCAGGGCTATTAATCAAGCCAGTTTTTTCACTTAAAACAAAGCCCTCGCTATCGTTGATTACTTTATCCTTTGGTAAAATATTTAAATTGCCGTCTAATATATGCCAGTTAGCGTCATTGTTTTTGGCTACGTGTTTTAAATAGTCCTTTATATCGCCGCTTAATACTTTGCACCTTGGCAGGGCTTTATCCCTTGGCAAATCCACCACGCCTTGCTTTGAGCTACTCATCGCCTTTACGCACATATTTACTACGTCGCTATCTTTTACGCCAGCTTTTAACGTTGTGTATAGCCTAGATTTTGAGTAGTCGTTTTGTCCGTCGCCGCACTCAATATGGGTAATAAAATCTAAATCATTACGGCTGGTATAAGCCTGCGTTATTTGTCCTGCAAAAATTAATCTTGGCTCGTCGTAGCCTGCAAATAATTTCACTTGGTTAAAAATCTTATTCGCTATTTGGTTACGATTGTTGGCATTTAGGTTGTAAATTTCTATTTTGCTAGTGTTTGGCTCTTCGCTTATCGTCTTTTCGATGCTAAAACTAATTGCGAGATTATCTATTACTATGCTTTGTTTATTGTTGCCTATTTCTAAGCGGTAGCGCCTGCCGTATTGCCTCACGTCCTATCCTTTGCTATCTCGCTCATCGCTGCGTTAAACTCCTTTTTATCGACGGCGTAAAGCTTCAAGCGTTCGCCTAGCTCGCTAAAATCTACGCAATTAACGCCGCTTTTCGTGGTATCGACTAGCATTAAAACAAAAGGTAAGTTTTTATCAATAAGACTTGGTGCATTAACCGCTAAGCCCTTATTAAAAGCTAAAATTTTATTTGTGTTTAGATCGGTTAAATCATATTGCCAAACTGCACCAACCTCGTTATATTTAAGGGTTAGTTCTAGCTCCATGCCGAATATATTAAAATTTTGCGTTTGTTTTAGCTCGGTCGTTGTCATTATTTCGTAAATCAAAATATATCCTTTAAAAGGCTTGTTTTCTTTTGTTTAGGTTCGGTCTTGCCTAAATTTACGGCACTTTTACTGCCATTTAGCCCTACGTTTAGCCCTTTCGCCGTTTTTGTTTCAACAATAAAAACCTCCTCGAGCGTGAGCGTAACGTCAGCGTATAGGTCGCTTTCAGTGGTTACTTCAATGCTTGTAATTAGCATATTCCTATATGTTTTTAACCCAGTTGTCACTATCAAAAACTCGCCGCTCTTTTGCACTTCTAAAAGCTTTTCGTATAGGCTTTGTAGTCTATTTTTGGCGGTGCTGTTGTCCTTATTCTCTTTTCCGTCAGTTAAAAATGGTGCTATTTCGCGTATTTTTTTATCGACGCCAAAAATCCTAGCGTATCGCATCGCCTCGTTTTTTATATGCTTTACGTTGTTGTAGAGTTTGTAGGCTTTTTGTGTAAAGCGATGAGCGGTTTTTATATATGGCAGGTTAAAACGGATTACTTGCATAATCTCGTTAAATTGTGTAAAGCTAGGTGGCTCATAAGCCACTATTTTGCCCTTGATTGTTATTTGCTTCGGCTCTAGCACGGCGTGATCTGCCACATTTGCACCGCTTTCTATCGGATTTTTGGTAGTGCGTAGTGTGCTTTTATTGTTTTCTTGTTCAGTTGCGTCTAGCCTAAACGTGCCTATCTTACGGCTTGTTACTTCAACCATTAATAACCCCCTCTTAAATTAGCTTGGGTAAATGCTAGGTCGTTTTTTTGCCTATTATTTATTATTTGGTTCGCCATTTGTGGATTATTTGTATTTATATTAATAGTTGTTGTAGCTGTTCCGCCGTTATACTGCACTGATCTATTGTTGTCTGCGTATTGTGTAGCTAGCGCCGCCTTTGGGGTATCGTTACCAAAACCTAAAAAGCTTTTTGTGCTTTCCCACATATCGCTAGCGGTTTGCCCTATATCGAAATTTTTAACGGCGTTGATAATCGGGGCTATGTACTCGTCATATTGTTTTTTAATCCATTTAAACGGCACTTCAAACGCCTTAAGGATAGCGTCACCCACTTCTTGAAAGCCTTGTTTTATCAGTTCCCAGTCGCCCGTAAAAATACCATATAGCATTTTAAATACGCCGATTATTGCATTTACGCTTTCGGCTATAAAATTAACCACAAAATCCCAAACTTCTTTAATCGTTGGTTCGATTTCTTTATATAACGCAATGGCTTTTTTGCCCCACTCAATACAAGGCTTCCAATAGTCACCAAATAAGCTTTCGCCGCCGTCTAAATAAGTCATTAGATCATCAATTAGTAAAATAAGACCGCCTATTAGCATAATTACCCAGCCGATAGGGTTGGTTAAAAATGCCGCTAGCATTGCACGTTTAACGATTGCCAAGATACCAACAAGAATTAATAGCGCTGCTTTCCAACCTATCGTGCTACTTATTACTTTATTTAAAAATCTAAACGTATTTGTAAAAACTTGCCCTAACTTTAAAATCCACTTAAAGACATTAGTTAATCCCTCTACGACCAGCGCTTTATTGGCTTTTAGAAAGTTGTTAAAGCCTTTTAGGCTTTGATTGACGACTGGGATTAATTTTATTGCTGTTTGGGTTACGATTGATTGCACCGCCGTCTTTGTTTTTTGCAGTTGATCTTGATACTCTTTTGCTTGATCTATTTCGTTTTGGGTGATATTAAATAGTCTATCTTTTTTCTTTGCTAGTTCCTCGATATTTTGCAAAGGCACGGTTAAATAATTTGCTATTAAGCCACTAGCCGCCGTTGCTGCTGCACCGATTAGTAAAAACTTGTTTCTTATCCCGTCAAACTCTTGTTTTAGCCCAATAGCTGGCTTTTTCTCAGTCAGTTTTTTAGTCTCTTTTGCTGCTTCTTTTGCTTTTTCGCCGACCTTTTCCTCTGCTTCTGCCACTTCATGAAAACTGGTAGTGAGTTCCTCAGCTTGCCCTTTCGCTTCCTCACACCACTCTACGCCTTTATTTTTGGCTTGCTCTAATTTTGCTATTAGCTCGGCATTTCTTTCCATACCAGCTTTTACGGCGTCGCTAATAGGCTGGGCTGTTTGTTTAGCAATATTAGAGATATTTTTTAGCCCTTGCTCTATCTGCTTTATCTTGCCACTATCAACATCAAAACCGATTTTATAAAGAAATTCATCTAATAGCACTATATATCCTTTTAGGGGCATATTAGAGCAAATTTTAATAATGGGTTCGGCTTGTGTTTTTGTTAGATAAAGTTATGATATACATAATTATTAAGCATAAAATAAGGTATATTATTATATAATTATCTTATCAAAAGGGATAAAAAACCTTTTTGACAATAAGAACTCAAGGAGGAAATATGAAAATATTTCTGAAAGGGTTAAAAGAGTTGCTAGAAGCGTTAGCCGCACTTCTAGCGATAATAGAAATCCTTAAAGGGTGGCTCTAAGCCACCCCCTTGAGTTCGATTATAAGACACTACACTTTATAAGGAGCTTAAAATGGATATTGTTTTTGACGTGGCTCAATTAGTAGTTTGTATCGCTCTAATCTATGAGATGTGGCGTAACCACAAGCTAACAAAACGCATAAAAGAGTTAGAAAATGCAAAAAAATAAAACGCCTAAGCGTAAAGATTTTGTAGAGATTTTTGGTATTCCCTACGCCACGCTAAACGACTGGGCTAAATCAGGGGAGTATAACTGGCGCTTTAGGTTGCTTGATTTTTTGAGTAATTTAACTTTTGAGGAAATAGAAATAATAAAAAATAGGAGTAAAAAAATAGAGGGGTGAGCCTTATTTGTTTTCTAAGGCTCGGCGCTCCTCGTTTAGCAATTCGATAATAACCTCGTGCATTGCTATTGCGTCCTCTAGGTCATAAATAGTGCGTAGGTCGTTTAGCGTGGCATAACCTTTTATGATCGGTAGCCACACCAAATAATCTATATCAAACTCGCTTTTTACGCCTTGTTTAGGTAGGCTGTTATACCCGTTAAGGATTTTGCCCCAGCGGGTAAGAAGTCTAAAAAATGGTATTTTAACCCCTCTAAAATAAGCTGTGCGTAATCGCCTCTATTGGCGTTAAAATGCGTTTCGGCTTGGCTCATATTTTTTAATAATATTTCGCCACCCTCCGCATTTATCACGCTAGCGTATTTTAAAATAAAATTCTCAACGCCGCTAAACGCCGCACTGCCTATATTCGCTATTATTTGCCCTACGTCGATATTAACGTCCTCGCCTTGCATTTTGATAGCGTCTTTGGCTAGCCCTAAAAGGCTTTGTAGCTGCGTTTTGGTTTCAAAAAAATTAGCACTTCTTAAAACGTACTTATTTTCGTTTATCATTAGCTCGTATGTTTGCATTAGTTCCCAGCTCCATTTTCTAAGCGTTTGCTTATTCTTTCAAAGGCGATTTTAAACTCGGTTGGGTTGTGAGCGTCGCCCCTTTTTAATCCGCCATCATTTACGAAAAAGCCATTTAGCCCGCTTAACTCGTCGCCGTTTAGCGTGTCTTTAAACTCCATTGTCATAGGGCTAAAGCTTTTAAACTCTGTTCTTTGCTGATTGTAAAGGTCTTGCAAAAATTTACAATCCTCGCTATGTTGTAGAAGCTTTAGGGTTAGCGTGCCGCTTTGGTTGCAACTGCCCGTAAATACGCCTCTACCGCTAGCGCCTATTGTATAAGCCCCTGCATCCGCTGCGTTTTCTATGCTTATTACATCGCTTCCGTCTGCATAAGCGGTTATTTCGTAGCCGTTTAGTAATAAAACGATCGTATCGTGTTGGTATCTTGCCATTTTAGCCCCTTATCTGTTGTAATTAATTAAAATATCTACGCTGTGGATAGCGCCTGCTAGCTTAATAGCCACATTGATAGGCACTGACTTTCTAGCTTCTCGGTCCGCTTGTAGTTGCTCGGTGTAGCTGGGGCTGTAAACGTAATAGCCTAAATCCAAATAATCGCCGCTTTCTAGTGTGCCAACTGGATCGCCACGCCATTGTCCCGCTGCAATAAAGCCGTTTTTAACAAATTGCTCGCAAACTTGCTTAACTGCTGCTATTAGTCTTACTTGCCCCTTGTCAGTTTGTGGCACTTTCTTAGCGCCCTTAAGCACGTTGAATACTGCTATTTGTGTTCGGTTATTAAAAGCGTCAAGTCCTACAACTTCATCGATAAATTTACCACCTAAAGCTACGCCCTCGGCTATCATACTTACGCCGTCGTAGTCGGTGTAATAATTTACGCCTAGTTTGTTGCACTTCTCAGCTAAATTTAGCGTGATTGTTTCATCGGTGCCAGCCGTTTTTAGGTTTTTAAACTTCATTGTTTGCGCTGTATTTGAGCCCTCCCAATTAGTGCTTAATGCTTTTGCTAGCAACTCAGCGCCTGCGTGTTCGTCGCCAGTGTTGTTGTATGTTGCAAAAAAACGACCGCTGTCTTTATCGGCTATCTTTTTTATCACGTTCGTATTTATGCTTTCAAGCTGTGCCTTGCGTGTGATCGTATAGCCTGCAACGCTAGGGTTTTGTGCTGAAGTGATCCACTCGTTAAGCTCTGCTACTTCCTCGTCTGCCAAAATAGCTGACGAATAAACGCCATAAAAGCCTTGTGTTGCGTTGAATAATTTATCTAACGCCTCGCTTAGGCTCTCTTTTTTCTGCGTTACGCTATCTTTGCCTACATAAATATCACTCTTGCCACTAACTAGGTTTAAAAGCACACCTACAAAGTCGCCACTATCTGCTTTCTCAAAATAGCCCAGCCTTGTGTTGTCGTTTTTGCCAGCCGTTGCCGCTCTAATTATAAAGCGATTTCCGTCGGCGTCATAAACCGCCTTTAGCGCGTCTTTAGTTATTGCTGCGGTTAGTTTTGTCGCCACCGCCTCAAAATCAACGCACGAGCTAAAATCCAAATTTGTATAAACTTTATCCGCGCCGCCTACGTTTAGCTTAAAGCTTCCGCTTGTGATAGCCTTTAGTTTGTTAATACCTACGTTTAGCGCCGAGCCTCTTAGTTCGTTTGCAGTTGCTTGTGTTGTCTTGTTCTCTTTTACCCACTTAGCAACGATCGCCTTTTTAACACCACTTACGCTAAAAATAGCTTTGGCGGCTTTAGTTGCTCTGCTTTCACTGCCAAAATTTAGCGCGGCGTCGTTTGCACTAGCAATACTTACAAATCTTGTATTTACATCATTGTAAGCCTCGCACCAATCGTCGCTTAGAATAGCGATCACGCTAAAATCTCTATTCTTTGCTATTTGTCCTTGTTCGTTTAGCTGGATATTCACTATCCTTTTTATCGTTAAACTCATCTATTTACCTTTATGCCAAAATCTGCCGTTTTAATCTCGGCTTTTTTTATCTCATTTTGAGAAACTTCCACTCTATTTATGTAGCTTAGCGTCAAATCTATACTAGCTCGCTCCTCTACGCCACCGCCCACTATTTGGCTTAAGTTCCTAATAGGGCTAATTGTTACTAGCCCTAACCCTAAAATCTTAAGCTCTTTTAAACACTCACTAGAGTAAAAAAGGGTGTTTAATTTTTCAATTATGAAGTTTGCGTTTTTGCCAAAAGCATTTACGCTAACCACGGCTTCACGTGTTGAAGTGATAACCTCTTTTTCGCCCTCGATAAATTTATACTCACGCCCCTTTTGCGTACTGGTTAGGAGATGTAGTGTTAAATATGCCGCCTTATCGTTTAGCGTCTTGGAGTAACTATCACGTACTAAACTTTCATCTACGCTCAAAGCCTTGGCTATCAAAACTTTCAAGCCCGTCAAATCTAACGCCTGCAAAGTTTTTGTATCCATATTCGCTCCAATCTTGCATATTAATAATGCGGTAATTAACGCCTTTGTAAGTGATAACGTCCTGCAAATTTAGGTTAAATTTCGTATCTATCCTAATTGCTTCTTTGTATCGCTCCCCCTCGGGCAATCTTTGCATTTCGTCGCCGCTTAAAAACTGCACCACCGCCGTAAACTCATCATCGCCCCTTTTGATAACTTGGCAAAAATCGCTATCGCCGATAAGTTCGCTAACGTTTATCATTTTCTAACCTCATATGTGATAGAGTTGATCAGTTGCCCTGTGTCAATTAGTGGTTTTGAGCTTTTTTTACGTTTTATTGTAGCTGGCTTTAAAGCTGGTGTTATGCCGTCGGTTATTGCTTCTTTGCTTATGTTTTTGGCTTCCTCGCCTACATATCCTAGCGCTGTTTCTAGTGATGTTTCGCCTGCGATAAATTTCCCTATTGCGGTTTTTGCCAAATTAGCCACCGCCTCGGCATTGTTTATCAAAGGCTTACGCAAAAATGAGCGCTCGGGGATATTGTGTGCTGGGCTACCAAATTCGTGGATCATAGCTAGGTCTGCATTAGTTAGCTCGTCGCTTCTAGCGTTGCTTTTTGCGGTTACGCCTACCACCACGCTAAGCCCCATAATCTCGGCTATTTTCCCCTCTAGTTTTTCGATCATCTAACTAACCCAAAATGTGGAGTTACTAGCTTTTTAAGCTCTAAAAACCGCTGCCCATACTTGGTTAAATAGTAGCTTCCGCTTTCACTCTCAAAGCCAGTTTTCCCGCTTGTATAACTTACGCTTAGGCTACCTACGGTTTTACTGCCTATTTCTCGCAAAGGTTGGGGGCTATTCGTCGCTTCCGTGCTTAATGCCCCCTGTATTGCCAAAATGTGAGCCGCTAAGTGTAAAACGCCGACCTCATAAAAACGCCCCCATATTTTTTCGGTAACCTGCAAGCTCGCCTCGTCTAAACTTAGCTCTATGCGTGTTTCATCTACCGCTTTAAACTCTGGGAATTTATTTAAAAAATCGGCTGTTGTCATTGTTAAGCCTTGTAATTTACGTAAGCCACTTTGTCAAGCTGGCGAATTAATGTGCCCGTAAATTTAGCTTTAACGGCAATTTCCCAGCTTAGCACGCTTCTTTGAAATGGTTGCATTGCTGTTGGTGATAAAGCCCAGTCAGTGCTTAACACGTCCTCGCTCTTTGTATATACAACGGCTCTATTTTTGCCCTTGCCACCGCCTAAGCCTTGTGCGAAGCCCAAAGGGAGACCAACTATATTTACATCGACACCTGTGCTTTGTGATAGTGCCTCTTTAATAGCGGTTAGTGCATTTACGCCACCATTTACTGCGCCAATAGAATTGTCATATTTGCTAGCTAGTGCCATAAGGTCTTTGCTGTCGATCGCTATCGTATCAGGGATTAGCAACCCACCATTTTGCTCGTAGCCAAACTCAATTAGCGATAAGAAAAACGCCCTAGCTTCTGCACCAGTCATCGCGCTTATTGCTGTGCCAGCTGTTAGGTCTTTAGCTTTCACGCTAGTGTTATTTAGTAAGCCTTGCACCGCACCGATCTTTGTGTGACCGACAAGCGCTGTTTTCTGCATTGTCAAAAGTGCTACACGCTCAAGATTTCTTAGCTTAGCGGTGTCTAGCTCGATTTCTAGCCTTTTTGCTCTAGCTACTGCTTCGCTAGTGTAGATTGCCGACTTCGCCCAGCTTAGGTATAGACCTTTTTTGGCTGTAATACTTAAATCTTCGGTTTCTAGTGAAGTTGTGTTCTCATCGATTAAGCCGTTTTCTAAATCTTGAGTTCCCTCGATCTCGCCGTAGTCTAATGCGTCAATGCTCTCGTCGCCCTTTTGTGTTATAGGCACAAAATTAGCTAGTTGTACTTCCGGATATTCACGCTCTTGAAAGCCCTCATTAAAACTAGCCGCTGCTGACGCAAGCTGGCTTAAAATTTCCTCATCTCTTAGTTTCATATTATTCCTTTCTCATTAGTTTTACAAGATCGCCACTTACTTCAGTAACGTAGAATTTATCTTTTGCTGCTGTTACCGCTAGAGTTGCCGTTTTTGCTACTTTGCCAGCGTCTGCGCCCGCTGTCGCTTCTACTTGGATAGTGTCGCCAACTGCCAAGCCATGATTTTCTTTGCCTTGTACCCAAACTTCGCTACCATAAGAGATTGATAAAACACTCATAACCTCGCTAGGTTTATTCTCGCTCTTTGAGCCTAGTTTTAGGCTAACACCCATAATCTGATCGGTTGCTTTGCTTATTTTTGCTACGCCGCCGTCTTTGCTAGTTACGAATACGCCAAAAGGGATAACCTCGGTATCGTTATTTACATAAGCTAGTGCTGTTACGGCACTTTCGCCTGTTCTAGCCACTTGTCCTGCAAAAGCTCTTTTGTCTAAATAGCCCATTATTTACCTCCAAATTTTTTATTAAAATCTATTTTTTTAGGTTTAGCGTCGTAAAATTTATCCAACACGCTACCGCTGTTATCTTTATTTTTAGCATTTACACGCATTCCCATATAAATAGCCCTAATCTCGCTATCGCTTAGCTTTTTAAGCTCGCTAGCCTCAAACGCTTTACTATCAAGGATTACCGCTTCATAAACACCTCTAGCGTTTTTAGCGTCGCTTAGTTTTACGTGGCTAAAGTTAGCTTTAGCGTCAGTTACGGCTTCGGTTGTTGCTGCTTCGCCTTTAAGCTTCTCAATCTCTGCTTTTAGCTCTGCGTTTTCTTTTTCTAATGCTTCAACTTTAGCTTTTAGCTCTGCGATTTCTGCGTTTTCGTCTGTGCCGTCATCGTCTTTTACACTTTTAGCTTTTACGTCCGCAAGCTCTGTTTTTGTTTTTTCAAGCTCTGCGGTTGTTTCGTCTAGTTTTGTGCTGACTTCCTCAGCGCCACTTAATGCTTGCTCTAAAAGATCAACTAGCTCATTGTTAGCCTCGTTGGCTTCCTCTACTTTCTCTTTACCGACTTCGTCGTTATCTTTAAATTTTTTGGCTGCTGTCAAAGCGCCTTTTAATTTATCTATGAATTTCATTTTTATCCTTTTACTATCGCCTAATTTACAATCTTTGCCAGCTCGCCCCTCGGCTACTACCGCCAAATGATTGCCCCTTATATTCGTTTGCCAAATTTTCCCATCACGCTCGATTAGTTTGCTGTCATATCCGCAACTTACCTCCTTTATTCCTTGTTCTTTTATTATTTTGATCGCTATCTCGTCGTTGATGTAGGCATCGCCTACCAAAAAATCCCCCTCACGGCGTACGTTTTGAATATGTCCTATCGCTGTATCTTTCCAGTTCTTGGCTGTTACGTCGTCGTCTGGGTGTGTTAGCGTTAGCGGCTTACCCTCAAAACTTTTAATTGTTTCGGGGCTAAATACTTCTTTTTCGTCCCTAAAAACTTTATACACCTTTCCACTCGTGCGTCCTATTTCCTCGCCTAAATATTCCATAGGCTGGGTACTTGCCATTTTGGCTTTTGTTATTATGTAGCCGTCATCATTTATTTTAAAATCCATTTATTCCCCTAGAATAGCTTTTGCAAAACATCGGCATTGTATATCAACGCCAGGCTTGCATTTCGGCTTGTCCGCTTCTCGTTTTATCCACGTTTTGCCGCCGTCCTTGCTATATACGGTATCATCATCAAAGCGACATAGCACACCTTGCATATTCGCGTGCGTGTGTCTTACCCTTTCATCTTTAGCCGTTTGCCAAATATAAAGCTTTACGCCTAGATTTTGCATGCGTTCTTGGTCTAGCTCGGCGTTAATCTTTGCCGTCTGATCTCTAGCTATTAGCCTAGCCCTGCTTTTACTTACGCCCGTGCGTTCGTGTATGATCGTGGCTAAATTTTCAGCCCTACCGTTTTTTAAATAGCTCTCTCTTATTGCTTTTTCCACGTCGCTTAGATAGTCATTTTTAACCGAGGTTATTAAACTCACGTTTTTGGCTACGTATTCGTCTAGTTTGCCTTTTACGGCGGTATCGCCTACTAGTGGGGTTAGGTCTATATCCGTGCCTTTTTGCACGTTTTGGATTAGTCGCTCCTTGTTTGCTTCATTTACTGCACTAACTACACCTCGGCTTAACCTTTTGGCGTAGTCTAATGTGTCAGCTTTTCGTAGTCCGTCTAATATTTGGGTTGTGTGTTCTATTGTTTCGGCGTCGCTAGGGTTACCTAACAAAAACGCTTTAAGCCTTTTTAATAGCGCCGTCTTTAAAGAGGCGATTAGTAATAATAAGGCGTTACGATATTTAACCTCTGCACGCTTGCTAGGCTGCACTGGCTTAAACTCTTTATTGCGTTTCTTGCTAAATAGCTCAGATAAGGTCGGTTTCATCGGCTGGCTCGTCTAACTTTTGGGCTAATAGCTCAGCTTCGTTTATATCCTCAGCGCTTATGTTCTTAATCAAGCCCTCGTCTTTTAGCTCTTTTAAAATGATCGCTTCGGTTATTACGCCCTTGTCTAGCAAATTTCCAAGTGCTGTGCTTTTTACGTTTAAAATTTCGGCTTTTTCTTTATCGTTTAGGCTGTCTATGCTGTAAAAATCGTATTCTAAATTTTCGCCTAATATAAACGGATCAATGAAGTCATAAACTGGGCGTAATAGCGTGTTTTGTAATTCGTTGATAGTTTCATAATATGCTCGGTTGTCTTCCTCGCCACTACTAAAACCGCCAGCACCCTCGCCGAATAGTATGCTAATAGGGCGGTTTAATGCTCCAGCTACCACAATACAACTCTTACTCCAAAGCTCGGCTATTCCCGTTAAATTGTTTTCTTTGGTTAAGTAGTCGTCCTCCATATCCATTGCGATTGCGTTAGTGTAGCTTTTGGCTTCATTTATTAGCCTTAGCCGTTTTAGTATCTCGCTCTCATTGCCAGTCGCTATTTGCTCGTTATATCCGTGCATTTTATAGACATCTATTTTGCACTCCTCGATTAAATCGCTAACGCTTAGCGTGATAGTGTCAAACATCTTTATCACATCAAGGGCGGTGGCTATGTCGCTTATACTTTCACGTTGCTTTATGCCATAGCTTTTTATTCCCCCTTGCACTATACAAAGACGGCTAACGTGTGTCTTAACGCCTTTTACATCATAAAGGCTAGGTCGGTTAAATTTATGCTCTGCATTTCTTGCTTTAAATTCGCCCTTACCAAATACGATGAATTGTTTAATTGTTTCATTTGGCATTAATGGGAGTTGATAGGCTTCCTCGTTTGCATCTGTTACGGCTAATATCGCCGCTTCGCCATAAAGTAAAACGTTAAAAAGCAGGTCTTTAATAACGCCGTCAATCTCTAGCTTATTGCAAGCGTTGTAATACTCTTTTTTGCGCTCCTCGTCTATATCGCCCCAGTCGATCTCGCGCCCCATTTTTAACATATCGCCTATGGTCTTTTTGATGTAGCGTTTGGCTATCCAGCCATTGTTGTAAGCGTTTAAAAGTTGTGTATTAGTAACTATTAACGGCGTATAATCTCTATTCGCCGTCATTTGCCCCATTTTTGTTACTAGATTTTCTAAGCTATCGGTTATTTTTTGCCCCATTATTCTGCCTTTTTATTTTTGATTAATAATAAGGCGTTTTTGGGTGTTAGCTTCGGCTTGTAATGTGTCCCCAGATTGTTGTTTTGCTTTTTATTAGCGGTTCTAAAGCGTAACGTAATGCGTCTATGTAGTGGTTATTTTCATCTAGTATTTGTGGCAATATATCGCCGCTATGTGGATCGGTTTTGTAGCTGTATAGCCTAAATTCTCGTGCCGTTTCTACGCACCGCTCGTGTATTATAATTGCCTCAAAACTGCGTATAAACTCTATGCCGTCCTCTATGCTGCCTTTGCCTTTTATCGTTGGCGTTATCATATTTAGTCCGTGTCTTTTTAAGTAGCTTATACTTTCAGGGCGTGCGTTGTCGGCTCTTATTACATATTTGTGTATATTCTCGATCCGATCTTTTAAAAACTCCGCCGTATAATCAAGCTCTAGCCCTATCGCTCCAGCCTCGTGGCTTATATATAGTTTTCGGTCGTGTATATAGCACCTTATCGCCGCTGTCGGATCGTTGGCGAAACCGAAGTCTAAGCCGTGATAAGGATTTCCTAGCCCATCGGTGCTAAAATTTTCTACTCTAAATTTGCCCTTGAAAATAAGTGCGTCGCTCTTTGTGTTGTAGTTCCCTAGCCAAATATGCTCGTAGGTGCTGGGATTATACCTGCGGTCATATTCTTGCTCGTTAAATAGTTCGGTTGGCAAAAACGGGTTATCACTAAAATTTGCCGTAACTAAGACAAAATCCGTCGCGCCATTCTCTTGCATTTGTTTAAAAAAGCTATCCACTGCGTCCGTTTCGTTTTCAGGGTTCCAGCTAAACCAAAGCTCCGAATTTTCTTTGCGTATAGTTGGACGTAAAAGCTCTAGGCTTCGCTTGCTTAGATTTTGTGCTTCCTCTACCCACGCAACATCAAAGCCCTCTAGTGATTTTATACTATCGGCTGTATGGTCTTGCATGCCTTGAAAAATTATTAACCCATTGCCACGCTTAGCTCTGATCTCGGTTAGTGTTATCTCAAAATATTCACTCACCCCTAAGCTGTTTATCTTGCTTTCTATTAGGGCTTTTGATGAAAATTTTAGCGATCGTTGTATTTCCCTTATACAAACTATGCGAGCGTCTGGGTTGATTAGCATTGTTTCGATTATGCACTCGGCAAAAAAGTGGCTTTTCCCACTGCCACGTCCGCCTTTAGCTCCTTTGTATCTTTTATTTTCCAATAGTGGCTCAAAGATCGGGGCAGTGTTTAAATCAATTATCATTTATCCAGCTTTACTATCGTTCGCCTAATTTCGGTTACTTCAGTTTGCTGTGCGTTGGTATTATTTATACTAATGTTGCCAGTGCGTGAATTTACTCCTAGTGTCAGGCTTGCTTTATCTATGGCTTCTTGCAAAGCTTTGAAGTCGTTTGCGTTTAGCTCTATGGGCTCGAAAGTCTGCACCCCGTCGCCAACTCCCACCTTTTCATATTTGGTATTTTTATCTAGCATTTCCGTGATTTTGGCTAGGTTTTTTTGAGTAGCGTTAAAAATCAGCCCGCGATTATACGCCTCATCTTTGGCAGTGCTCAAAATACTGCTCATTTCTATTTCTGATTTTTGAGTTTGTGCCGATAAAAGCGTTATTTGAGCTTCTACTAAGTGCTCATTTTTTGGCGTTAATCCTTTTAGTAAATTAGCCACAGTGCCATTTGATACACTATGTTTTTTTGCTAGCTCCCTTTGGCTAAATTTACCCGTATGAAAGTCAGCCAAAATTTTCTCTTTTATCTCATCCGTTATTTTTCCCACCATCTACCCCTAAAATAAAGTCAGTTGTTGATATTTTTTCTTTTTATACTTGCGTTTAGGCTTCGTGCTTAAATATTTACTTTGGCACATCTTGCTCCTACTTGCTGTCATTCTATGCTTTAATACCCAATCTAAAAATTCTTTAGGCGTATTTAATAGCGTGTTGAGCTCTGCTTGGTATTTCCTTACCTCGCTTACTCTTAGATTATTAATAACGGTTTCGTCCGTGTAAGGGCTATTTAATACCTCCCTTATTAAAAACGAAATTTCCGTTAAGTAATAATGATCCTCTCGCTTTTCCCAGTCTGGGTAAAACTTATCGAGCACGGCATAAAATACGTCTAAATGTTTTAAATTAGGCAAATCCATTTTTCTAATAAATCCTAAATTCGCCCTCTATTACTCCAAGGGCTATTTTTCTCTCAAGCAGTTTTCGTTTTATCTTGAAAACGTCCGTTTGCATTCCCTTTACGTCCTCTATGATGCGGGTGCCATCTTTAAGACGATAGGTAAAATCTGCTATGTATCTGATCTCACGCACGGCTCTAAAACCTTGTCTTGTGCTTTCGTCTGCTATGGTGTAGCTAGGCATTACTACAAAAGGCACTTGGCGATTTAGCTCGCTTATCTCTCCAGCTCTTTGTAAGGCTTCTAATTCTTGATTTCTACGCCACTCTTTTGCACTATCAAAGCCCTTGGTCTTGCGGTTGTGATATTTACTCGCCGAAACGTTGCCAATTCTCATCAGCTACCTCCTCGTATTTTTCTATGCTCTCGTGTTTGTGTGCGTGACACCATTGATGGCACTCTCTACAAACGGCTATTTGTTTGCTGTCGTCCTTATCTGCTCCAAATCTGCCATATCTTACGTGGTGGCACTCTATGCTTTGTTGTTCCTCGCATATTTGGCAAAGTGGGTATGCTTCAAGTAGTCTTAGCTGGTAGGCTCTGTTTTCGCTTCTTGTCAATCTCAAAATAGCCCCCTTGTGTCATCGTTTTTGTGCTTCTCGTTCCACTTTCTCATTACTTCAAGCACACCGCTTGCGTCTTTACGGCTTATCTCAAAGCTATCAAGTATCTTTTTGTTTTCGTCTGCTACCTTTGCAATTATGCTAGCTCCGCTTTCGGTTATTGTGATATATATGGCTTTCATTTGCTCTCCAAGTAACGTTCAAATATCTTTTTACCTATCTCGTAATCAACTTCGTTTTTTATGGCTTGGCGTTTGTTTTTTATCTTAAACTCATTCAAATCTAAATCCATAAAATCACTAACTTTGGTCTTTGTTACGATCCTAAAATTAGAGTTATGTAAAAAGAATAGATCAAAATTAGCCCAAAAATAGTGCCTGCCTATCTCAGCGGACGGCTTTATAAGTGGATCATAAAATGGCACTACATTTTCAACTACAAAAGCTTTTTTGCAAAAGTATTTTAGATATACAATTAATTCATAAAGTCTAAAATCAGGCAGCCTTTTTGTTCGATCATTACGGATATTATTTGCTATATTTAGCCTACTATGAGTTTGACAAGGTGGAGACGCCCATATAAAGTCAAAATTTAAATAATTTTTAGCAGCGTAGTCCCAAGCGTCACCTACTATCACGTTGTCGTTTGGATAACGTTTTGCATAAGCCTTTGCTATTTCAGGGTCAAACTCAACGGCGGTTACTTCTATGCTTACGCCTTTTTCTCTTGCCACATCATCCCAAAACTTACGATTACCACCAAGCCCTGCAAAAAGATTTAAAACTTTCATCTCACGCTCTTTTTGCGATATTTGCCGCAATGGCAGATAGCCCAAAACATAGCTTTGCTCTTGCTTCATCGCTCATTTTTATCGGCGCGTCTGGGTCGGCTGGGAGTAAATTTACATTATTTGCCACCTCTATTTTTGCCTGCTCTTTCTCTTTTTCTTTTACTTCTCTTTCGCTTATGTATTTGATCACGCCGATACGCTTTTGATTTTTAAAGAGCCACGCATAAACCTCTGCCTCGTCATCACTGCTTAGCTGTACTGGTTTGCCTGCTTGGTTGATGTGGTAGTGGTTGATTAGGTTGCCGTATTCATCTACGCCGATGATCACAAAATCTTTATAGGTTGCTCCATAGCAAAGCCTCTCATTGCGAAAAAAAGTTTTTACAAACTCTACTAACTGCTCGATATTTTTAAAGCTAAATTTGCCATCTCTGATCGCCTCTAGCGCCCTTTGTTTTCTAAAAGCTGCCACGGCGTTTTTTGTGATTAGCTCGCTTGACTGCTTAGGCTGGATAAAATTTGTCCTATACGCAAAAAATGGGATAATATCCTCATCTTTTAGCGGCTTAAGTAGCTCTGCTGTGATTAGTGCTTGTGTTTCATTTACACCAAGCGCTTCTTTGATCGTTTGTATGCGGTTCATTAAAACGGCTCCTTGTTTTGATTTTCTATGGCGTTTGTTTCTCTTGTGCTTTCGATGTAGTAGCTCACATCGCCACCAAAGCGTCTTACGTCCTCTACGCTTAGGCTTAAGCCGTTTTGCGTCTTGTAGGTTGGCTTTGGCTTAAATACCCCTTGCCACTCGTTACGCATTGCTTCTCTAAGGCACTCATTGACGTCTATGCCTTCGGCATCCCATTTAGCCCACTCGCTAAATTTCATCTCGATGCCCTTAGAGCTTAATTTTTCTCGTCGCTCTTTTTTGTAGGCTAGATATTCTTGCCAAAGGTTTGGATCGATGAAGTCAGGTAGTGAAACGCCCTTAGGGGGTAGGGGGTTAATTGACGGTTCTTTGGTGGTTCTATTGACGGTTCTATTGGTGGTTATATTAATAGGGGTGACACCCTTGTCACTATGCAATGACACATTTGTCACTACCCTAGTGTCATCAGTGTCACTATGTGATGTCATAGATGTCACTGCCTCTTTTCCGTTTGTCATCATAGGGGGCGTCTGTGTCACCCTCTCATTTTCACTCACTATTTTGTATAAATTTGTCCTGCTTGTTCCGTCGTTCAGTTCTCTTTTTTCTTTTTGTAGAAATCCAAGCTCAGCCAACTTTTCGACTGCCCTTATTGCTGTTCTTTTAGATTTTGATATTTTTTTGGCTAAGACTTCATAGCTAGGGTAGCAATAGCCCTCATCATCTGAAAAGTCAGCTAAAGCCATAAGCGTTAGCTTTGTGGTGCTATCCTCGATCTCCATATTCCAAACTTGGCTCATTATTCTTATGCTCATCTAAACCCCCTCCAAGTTTGATAAAATGCGTAAAGTATCAATAATGCGCAGAGTATATAGCCTATGTACATTTGGCTCATTATGCTATCCTTTCAGTGGGCTTTAATATCGACGTGCTGCACCCACTTATCACGTCTTTTTTTGATCCGATTTCGATTAAATAGCCACGCTCTACTAGCTCATTTACACGTCCGCAAACGCTATTTATCGCTACGTTGTACCAGCGTGCTATTTCTTGCCTTGTTGCACCCTCTTTGTGCTGGCAAAACATCTCATATACGGCTCTACGTTTTCCGCTTAGCTCTGGCTTTATTTTGTTATATGCCTCTAGGCTGTTACTTGCTACCATTTGTTATCCTTTCTCATTTGCAGAGCTTTCCAAAAGCTTGGCGATTACTTGTGTTTCTAATTCTTTGTCGATCAAAACGCTGACCATATCAAGACAAAATCTGATCACTTCGCTATCGTTTCTAAACCCCTTTCTATTCTGTATTTTCACGATATTTGCGATGTTTTGATTAGACAATTTGAATGCTTTGCTAATATCATACTTAGGCGTTACCATTGTGAGCCTTTCGTAATATTTTAAGATTACCAAAACGTTTGCTATTATTTACAACATAAGAAGTTATGTCATACCAAGCGTTAGGCGGAATGCCAAACTGCTTATCCATGATTTCAACGTCGGTTATAGTTGGCTTCGAGCCTCCACTTAGCCAAAAACTAACTGACGCGTGGGTTTTGTTTGTTGCTTTAGCAACGTCGATTAATTTTATTTTTTTTGTTTTCATAGGCTTATGTTAAAAAAATTTACATTATAAGAAGCTTAAATATGTAAATATTTTTAACATTTTATTGAGTATTATTTACATTTTAGGAAAGGTTAGAAAAATGACACTTGGTGGTAAAATTAGAAAAGCAAGACAAGCAAAAAAGCTCACTCAATTACAATTATCCAAAATAGTGGAAGTAAGACGTGAGTCGATAACTCAATACGAAAACGATCTCATAAAGCCAAAGACGGAAACACTCGAAAAAATTGCTAACGCCTGCGACGTCGATATGCTCTATTTTTTTGAGGATGAATATGCAAAACGCGCTGGCGTAGTAAAAAAAGAGCTAAAAACTAATTTTTCACAATACGCCGACTTTATCCCACAAGACTACGCCCCTAAAAATATGTTATTTCTCCCAAAATCCGAAATGCGTATAGGTGCAGGTAGCGAGGGCGTTTATGATCTCGCTATGCTTCAAAAAGACGAGCGCAAAATCGCAGTTGATAAAGCTTTTTTAAAAGGGCTTGACACCAAAAATTTACGCATTTTTGAAGTGGTAGGCGATAGCATGGAGCCTGATTTTTACGAGGGCGATTGGGCTATTGCTGATATGGTAGCAGGTAGAGATGATTTCGTGCGTATAGCTGGCGTTTATATCGTTAGAATGGACGACGTTGTTTATATCAAAAGGGTTGAATTTTTGCCACAAAACAAGATAAAACTAATTAGCCTAAACCCAAAATATAGCGATATATACCCACATAAAGAGGGCTACGAGTGTGAGATACTTGGTAAAGTCTGCGGTAAAGTCCATTGTGAAGTATATAAAGGGCTAACGTTTGAGGATTATGGGATCAAATAAGGGTGTTTTGGTAGCCACAAAGGGGCATAAAATGGCAGAAAAAGAATTTAAAAACAAATATAACGAGTTGGTTAAAAATGGCTATTTTTTTATAAATCATAGAGCTACAGCCAACTCTCTTGGTTTTAACAGCCTTTGTGCCAAATTTAATCTACCCATAATCAAAGTTACAAAAATTGGGAAATTTTATCATAACGAATATTGTGATATGTATATGTTTTATTCTGAGGATAGGCTTAGCTATTATGAGGCAGAAAAAATTATGGATGATAATTTTAAATAAAAGGCTTTTAATATGGATATAAAATTTTATTTTTACAAGGTAGTTGGGGATATTGATAAAAATTTGTTTGGTTACAGCTTAGAAGAATATTTTTCTAATGCGCTATCTTTACAAGATGGGCTAATCGCTATCAACGAAAACAAGGGATTTTTAGATAATGTAGGTGGCGAAAAGAATATTTTTATATTTCAAAAATTTAGAAAAGACTTTAACCCTATTATCAAAGATGAAGTAACTGGGAAAACACGCGAGATAAAATTAAATGAGACAGAGTATATCATAGAGCAAAATTATCTTTTTTGGGATTTTGAAAACAATATCATAATATATCAAAAAACCGCTGGTGGCTTTAATACTACGGCGTTTGAAACGTATATAAAAGAGCTATTAAAAGAAAAATTCAAAGATGATTTTTTTACTCTAAAACCCATAATATCTCATAATGGCTATGAAAAAATCATAAACTCTAATATTATAAAAGCCTATGATATTGCTTTAGCTAGCCCATCGATAAAAGTTTTACAAGAACTAGGGTTTGATGATAAAGGTATATTAAAAATAGATGATGATGATTTAGGAAAAGTTGAGATAAAAATAACTGCAAAAAAAGGTAGGGGTTTATTTAGCGTTGATACTTTTAAAAGCTTATTGGGGAATAAAGAAAATTATAGTAAAATGCGAATAAAGACATCAAATTCTTATTTAAAAAGTGGTGTTTTAATTGATTTGCTAGATGAGTTTTATACAGTATCTAGAAGCGTAAGGGAAAATAAAAAGCGTGTTGCACCTGAAGACATGCTTGTCGTCATAAAAGACGTTTATGAAAAACACGTACAAGAGATAATGGACTTATCAAGATGATAGATGTAGATTTTATTTATTCTAATTTAGACAAACTTTTTACTATAAGCTTTACCATGCTAGCCTTTGTTATTGCTGCTATTACTATATTGCAAACTATTAGCACTGGGCGAATAGCAGAATTTCGAGAAACTGGGCTTATTAATAGCGTTATAAAGCGATATAATAGCTCTATATGTTGGAATTTTATTAGTGGTGTTGTTATATGTTTGCTTTGGTTTATCCGACCAAATTTTATGGGGGATATTGCCAAAATAGTTATTTGCGTTATATCTTTTTTGTTGTTTCTTATCGCAATTTTTAAAACTTACGACGCATATAGATTTTTAATATATTTTGTCAAAAAGCAGTGATCCGTTTTATCCTCTTTGTTTTTATCCCTTTATCTCTCTTTGCCTTTTCAGCCAAAGTCATAAAAATATCCGACGGCGACACGATCACTGTGTTAAGCGGCAAAGAGCAAACAAAGGTCAGACTATACGGCATTGATGCTCCAGAGAAAAAGCAAGACTACGGACAACGATCAAAGCAGTTTTTGGCTAGCCTGATCGCAGGGCAAGTGGTAGAAGTAGAGCCAAAGGGCAAAGATAGGTACAAGCGCACGCTAGGCATTGTCCACCATAAAGGGCAAGATATAAACGCTCAAATGGTGCTAAATGGCTACGCTTGGGCTTATGTAAAATACTCGAGAATATATGTAGATCAAGAGAAAACAGCTCGTGAGAATAAGCGAGGGCTTTGGCAGAGCAGTAATCCTACTCCGCCGTGGGAGTGGAGAAAGCGTTAATTTTTAAGCTTTTGCTCTTTTATATCTGATATATAAAAACCACGCTATACATATAGGAATAAGCAGAGAAAAAAACTCTGTCCCATTAAGGGTTTCTTTTTTGCTAACTTCGCCAATACCTATAACTGCTGCTCCAAGAAAAGCAATAATAAAAAACCAATATAAAAATTTTTTAAAAAACGACATTTTTTTGCGTGTTATCTTGTATTTGTTCTTTTCTTTTAAAACTACATCATAAGGCTTATTTTTTCGTTCTGCTATAATTTTTAATATATTCTCATCAGAATAAATCCTTTTTGCTGTATTAATTAAATCATAAATTTTAAATACTACATCCGTCATTTCCTCGCGTTTTTTTGCAGTAAGGACGTTTGAAAATTTTACTTTATTAAGCAGTGTTTCTAGCTCTTGTTTTTGGTCAAAGAGGCTCAAAAAAATACTTTGGTTTTCCTCATCTGCTAAAAAATCAATAACTTCGCCCCCGTTATTAAGTGCATATAAAATAGTTTGTTTTGTATATCCGCACTCCTCCAAAAAAGGCAGCCAACTATTATTACAAACATCTGATATTTTTTTTAAAAATTGTTCTTTATCTTCAGCGGCTAATTCTGCTTGTGTCGGTCGTCTTTCCTTCGGGCTTGTATCTGAAAGCAAATTTGTAGAAAACCTTATCCCCATTATGCTTTTGCTAATCCTTACTGACATTACATCTCCTTTAAAGTAATTTTGCTAATTATACCCCAGCCTATTTTTAAAAACAACTATCTTTTTTTAAAAAATGTAAAATATATTAACATCTTTAAGCTTTTTATAATGTAAATAATATTAACATTCTCTCATCAAAACGGAAAACGTTTTGTAGGCTTCAAGCGTAAGCTGACAGAGTGAGCCTCCTACGAGTTGCAGGTTAATCACGTTTCAATCTGAAGCGGATATAGCGAGCCGAAACGTCGCTATTCGGTATTAGCCCTGATTTAGGATAGTTTTTCACAGGGTTATTAATAAAACGAAAAACACTACTTTTTCTAATAAAAGCCTTGCTTGCTTAGAGTAGGCGAAAGCCTGCTAACACTTTTCATATAAAAATTTTTCCTTTAAAAGTTGCTTTTTGCAAGCTAAATTAATTTTTAACATCTTTCAAACGGCGGTGGCGAGCAAGGTTTCTATTAGAAAAAGGAGCTGTTATGCAAAATATCAATGATTTAGAGCAGGTTTTAGAGAGCCTAAAGGCGTTAATCAAAGCCAAAAAAGACTACGAGAAATTAAGTGCCAAATACGCCAACGTAAGTTTTAAAGACGTCACTCGCTCACAAAGAGCAAGAATAAATGAGCGTTTAGGTGACGCTGCGTTTGATGTGAAAGTCAAAACTGACAATCTTCACGCTGACTTAGTTGATGCTGGACTTTGTGAGATGAAAGAGTGCTATGAGCAAAGAGAGCTAGGGCAAAGTGCAGGCTTAGGACATATATACCGCGCTGCGTATTTGCCAAAAGTGCCAAAGAGATACAAGGAACTACAAAAATGAAAAAGCTAATTAAGTTTTTTAGGGTGCTTTTCAGTAATGGTGGTGAGATAAAGAATATCGCCTATCTAAATATCAAAAGGGGCTAAAAATGAGTTTAAGCTACGACTTAGCACGTGCCGAAAGTGACGTGGCACATATAAATTTAAACAAAGAATACGACGAGCTAATAACTGACATTGAAGCTGTATATAGCCGCCATCGCTACACATTTAAAAACTCCCTTGGCGAAAACAGCGGCGAAATAGTTGATCTGCTTATCGAGCATTGTAAAAAAGACTTTTTCGCCTACGCCGCACTTGTCTATGTGCTATGCGTTGAAGTTGAAATGAGTAACGATGCAGTCTTAAGCTACACAACTACCTACAAGCAAACGCTTAAAAAACTACGAGAGGAGGCTGAAAGAGATGCGCTCTTATATTCTGATGAGGCTTGTTGAATTTTATTATGAGCCAGGTATGACTGTCGGCGAGTTTTTAGAAATTGTTAAAAAATTGAGAAATTTTTAACATAAAAGATAAATACGTTAAAAAAAGGATAAAAAATGGAATTAATCGTAACTTACGAGGCACAAACTGCAGATAGTCAAAAATTGACTACTAATTTTGAGGAGCTAAAGGCTGAAGCGAATAGACAAGTAGAAAAATACTCTATCAACGTAACTGAGGAAAATATCCCAGAAGCCAAAAAGGTGATGGCAAATTTTAATAAAGTTAAAACAGAGATTGGTGAGCGATACAAATTTTATATTGATAAAATTTCAGCTCCAGTAAATCAACTAAAAGCCGAGAAAAAAGAGATCGAGACTATCATCACGGACGGCCGCCAAAAAATAGCAGACGGCGTGGCAAATTTTGAAAATGCTAAGCTTGAGATAATTGCCGCAAGGATAGCAGAATATACAAAAAATCTCTGCGATGAAAAAGAGTTAAATTTTGAAAGGATAAATACGTCCGATCTAATCAAGCTAAGCGCTGTAACTCCTGCTGGTACTCTAGCAAAAGCCACAAAAGACGCGATAGAGGCTAAAATACAAGCCCTTGAAAATGAAATTTTGCAGGCCAAGATCGCAGAGCAAGAAAAAGCGGCTAGAGATGCCGAAATAGCAGCGCAAGCAAGACGTGAAGCAGAGGAGCGAGCAGCTATAGAAAAGGCGGAGCTAGAAGCAAAAACCGCACAAAGAGAGGCTGAACTACTAGCAAGAGCTGAAAAAGAAAAACAAGAGGCTATTGAGCGCGCAAAAGCCGAGCAAGCAACCCCTACCCCACAAGCTTTTTGTGACGCACAACGTGAAATTTTACAAAAACCACGCGAAGCCGAAAACGGCAAGGCTATCTACACTATCCGCGCCGAGTTTGAGATTAAAGCTCCAGCAAACGCTCCGCACGACAAGCTAACGAATAAAATCAAAGAGATGCTGGCGGCGGCTGGTATAACCAATCTAAGTAAAATTGAGGTGTTAAATGTTTGAAATTAGTTTTAATGAAGTGGCAGAAGACAACAAAAATATTAGTAATAAAGAATACCACGCACGCCCTGAAATATCAAAGAGTGACCTCGACCTACTTGCACGTAGCCCTTTGCACTTAAAAATGAAAAACGAGCTTAGGAGTGAGCCTACAAAGGCTTTGCTCTTAGGCTCTGCGGTACATAAGCTAGTGTTAGAACCAAAGGATTTTTCAAATGAGTTTTGCGTAGAGCCTGACGTTGATAAACGCACCAAAGAGGGCAAAGCGATCTACAACGATTTTTTAGAAAATTTAAGCGATAAAACCTCGCTTGATATTGATACTTTTGGCTCAGCCGTAGAGATAGCAAACTCGGTTAATTCTATGTGTGAAACAGCTATATTTTTAAAAGACGGATTAGCCGAACAAAGCTATTTTAGTGAAATAAACGGCGTAGCGGTTAAATGTCGCCCTGATTTTTATAATGAGAAAATGGGAGCAGTAGTTGATCTAAAAACAACTTCTGACGCTTCTGCTAGTGGCTTTGCTAGATCGGTAGCTAGTTTTAATTACCACATACAAGCAGCGTTTTACAGCGATATTTTAAGAAACTTAGGCAAAGAAGTAAATTATTTCTTGTTTATCGCCGTTGAAACGAAAGCCCCTTATTTTGTAGGCTTTTATGAACTTGACGCCGCAGCGATAGAACAAGGACGGAAAACATATCTTGAATTACTAGAGCTTTACAAATATTGCCGTGAGCGTGACGAGTGGTGGGGCTATGCAAAAAAAGATGGCGATAAGATAAATGCGGTGCAAACACTAAGCTTGCCAACGTGGAAGTTTTACGAACAGATAGCATAAATTTGAAAGGGAAAAAAAATGAACCAAATACAAACTAGAGAACAAGATGCAAGGGCGTTAGTCGGCTCTAAAATGAGCCAAATCTCAACCATAGTAGGCAATGACAAGGCAAAAGCTAGCGTATTTGCCAGCGCTATCGCAAATATGGCAAACGACTATGGGCTAAGAAATTGTAGCGTTGAAAGCATAGTAAATACAGCTATGCAGATAGTCCAAATAGGACTAAACCCAAATAAGCTTTTCGGACAAGCCTACGTAGTGCCATTTAAGCTAAAAAATGGTGGCGAAACCGCGCAACTACAAATAGGCTACAAAGGGCTTATTAGTTTAGGTATGAAAAATGGCTGGAAATTTAGAGCAGTAGCCGTTTATGATTGTGATGATTTTAGCCTAGAGTTTAATGGGCTTGATGACAAGATACACTTTGCACCAAATTATGACGAACGAAGCGACGATGACGGCGACTGGGTATTTAGTCATTTGGTGGGCGTGATCGTATATGCAAAAGACAGCAACGATAATGTTTTCAGTGAGTTTGTCAGTAAGAAAAAGCTTGAAAAGTTACGCTTAAAAAGTCAAAACCAAAGCAAAAAAGACAAGCTTGAATATATATGGCTAGACTGGGCAGAGGAAATGTATAAAGCCAAAGCTCTTAAATACGTTGCCTCACGCTTGCCGATAAATGATCGCTTAGCCGAAGCCGTAAGCGTAGAGGACGAGCCTATCACAAAACAAGAAGCCAGCCAAGCACCAAAAGCTGGGCTAAACGAGCTTTTAAGTAGTTCGGAAAAACCGAACAGCTCAGTTGGTGCAAAAAATTCACATACTGAATACATTGAAGCCGCGCCTCTTGAAGTTGAAATCGCAACTGTAAAAGAAAATTTGACAGTTGAGCCAATGCCCCTCGATCTACTACAAAGCGAGCTAGTAAAACGAGGTGCTAGTGAAACAGAGGCTGAAAAATTAGTTGAAAGGCTAAGCATTGATGACGCCCAGATGTATTTAAACGACCCAAGCAGTATAGACAATTTAATAGAAAATTTAAAGGATAACTAATGAATGTAGGCTATTTTAAAAATCAAACTTTCAAAGCTCAAGACGGCAAAGAAGTAAAATTTATAGGGGGTATGATAAACATACCCTTTTTACGTCCTATTGAGTGTGGGCTGATCCCAACTCCTGATGAGGAGCTAGCTAAAAATCAAAACGCTCCAATATATAAAATCGTGCTCTTTAAGCCTAAAAATTACGAGGGAGCAAGGCAGATTATAGGCGGTATATGGAACGCGGTAAGCAATGACGGAAAGATAAATTATTTTAAAGGACATATAGAAACGCCTCTAGTAGCTGGCGGACGTGTTTATTTAGCGTTATTTAGCCCAAAAGAACCTAATGGACTAATGTTTGAAGCTACTTGGAGCGCACCAAAAAGAAACAATAACTCCCACACGCCACAAGCTAGCGAAAGTGCAAGCGATGAAATAGACGCTAGTCAGTATTGCGATAGTGATGAAATACCATTTTAAGGGGCGGTTATGACTTACGGCGAGGCAATAATAAGAGGCAAAGAAAAAATGCAAATGAAAAACGGCGTCTTTGTGATAGGCGTACGGCTGCCAACTCGTATGAGTTTTGATAAAGCTGTGAAATACTACTGCGAAAAACTAGACCGCTATTGGCTTAGTAAAATCGAGCTAAGTCCAAGCTCTAAATTTTCAAAGCAAGACGTGCTACAAATACTAAAAGGCAAAAATCTAAACGGAGTGAGCGATGACAACAGCTGAACTTAAAGACGCCGCTATTTTTGTAATGGCGTATAGCTTTTTGCAAATGGACAGCACCGAGGAGCTAGGACTATTCATTAATAAAAAAGCGAGCAAATTTATCGATGAGCTGATCGAGGCGATGACGCCGATAGTTGGACACTATCACGTGTTTAAAAGGCGGATAGAAACTCAAATAAACGCTTTGGATAATAAGGCGAGCATTGCCAAACAAAGCTTTAGCACGACAGCGCCACAGTTAGCTTGTGATCTGCTTTATTTGAGGTTAGCACCAAACGAACGCAAGGGGCAAAGGCTGGCTCCGATACTAGCTGATTTTTATGTGACGAATAAAGAGAAAATCGCCTACATATCGAACAAGAGTTGTGATACAAAATATCGCAAAGAGGCAGAGGATAGCCAAACGCTGGCTTATTTTTACATCGAGAATATTTGAAAGGACAACAATGAAATATTTTTTAAGAGAAATTTACTATGCATTGGCGAATTTAGACGAAAGCCCCCCGCTAATAATACTTGCCATAACAATACTTTGCATCATGGGTAGTTTAACATTTATATTTACCACATTTTTCTACCTTACTGACGGGATTATATTTTGGCGAGGAGTGCATGTGATAGTATTGTCTTTGCTGTTAGCAATGGCAATACTATTTATTGACACATATATTAGGGAAAATGTAGAACATAAAAACACGAAATAAAACTAAAAGGGTATATGATGACACTAGAAGAAAAGTTAGAAGTTATTAGGGCTTATGCAGAAGGTAAGCCAATAGAGGTTTATAACGAAGATGAAGATGTGTGGGAGGCAAAGATTTATGATGATTGGAATTTTGAGGAAGGTAAATATAGAATTAAATCTAATAAGAGTGCTAAGTTTAATATAGGAGATACTCTTGTATTTAAAGCCTCTGAAGAAGGGTTATGTCCAATGACATACACAATTATAGATATTGACGAAACCCATTATAAGTTTGAATATACAAGCCCTACTGCTATCGAAGAGGTAGATAGGGACTTCACTAATGAGAGAAACGTCTTATGGTATTTCGAGATATACGACTATATCTCTAAAGAGTACTCGATGTATCCTAGGAGAACAACTAGAGCTGAACTAGAGGAAGAGTATGCAGCTAATCACGATACGCTTAGCTGGAAGCCTATATATGCTCTTGGATTTAAACTAAAGGACAACTAATGTTCGAGAAAGAGATTAAAGAAGTTGTTGAGAGGTATATCTCTAAAGGGTGGTATCTCGAAAAGTTTAGGAAAATAAGTATTCAAGAAGATATAGTTAAGCATATATCTGAAGCTACAGCTTACCCTTATGAGATTATAAATAATCTTGTTAAATATCCAGAGTTATATAGTGAAGTATTTGACATAGTTGAAGAGGAGTTCCCAATACTCAATAACTGCATTAGCTTTATGAGAAAGGAGAAACTAAAAGCTCTTGACTTTACTACTCTCTTAACTAAGGAGAATAGCAGAATGTTTGACGAAGAAGCAGAGAAGCTTAAGCTAAGGATTATTCAAGAAGAGCTAAAGCCTTATGCTAATAAGTTATTCAATGAGTTACCGCTAATGGAGAGCAGATCTAATGCTCTATTTGATGCTGTATCTAAGGAGAACTAATGAGGATAACAATAGAAAACTACTTAATGCACAATGAAAGGATAACGCCTATTCAATATGTCAAGGCAGGTCAAGTAATAAGGAGCCTTACTATATTTATTTCTTGCAAAGAGCATCTAAATAAGTTTGCTGATATAATAGATTATTCAGTAGATAGATATTCCCCTGACGGATGTGCGAGCGTTATCGCTAAGTTTAAAAAAGATTGCCTCTTGGTATTTGAAGAGGAAATAAGGCAGCTAATGAGTAAGCCATACACTGCTAGTATAGAGTATGTGTTATGTGAAGTTATTGAAGCATTTGAAAAATAAAGGATATAAACATGTTAGACGAAAAATACAGCAGTTATGCAGAAAAAGTTTTAGCTGAAAGCGACAAAAGCGATACAAGGCGACTATATCGACATCTTTTTCGTGACAGCAATGTTGTTATCCACGAAAATTGTATTATGGATATTAACGACTTGTTGCTTAAGGGCAGAGAGTATGGCGATCAGTTCATAATTCCTGCATATCAAAGAGGCTTAGTTTGGAGTGAAACCCAAAAGGTCAATTTAATAAAAACGATTATGGCTGGCATTCCTATTGGAACTTTTGTGTTTGCCAGGCAAGCTTATGATAAACAAACCCTAAAAAAGCTACCAACTAGGAAATATTATCTACTAGATGGACAGCAAAGACTAAATGCAATACAAGGCTTTATTGATGATGAATTTGCCGTAGATGGGCATTTTTTCAAGGATTTGCCTTATTTAGACAAAAGAACTTTCATAGATTTTCATAATTTCGGTTCTATGATCATAAATGAACCAACACTAGAGCAGGAGCTAGATTTCTATTTGACGTTAAATTTTGGTGGCACAGCTCACACAAAAGATGATTTAGAAAAAATAATGAAGTGTAAGAGTGCTATATATGAAAACAAGGAGTTATTAGATGAGTAGTCCAGAGCGTGAAAAACACTTGGCTGCCCTTGCAAGCCTAGAAGCATTTTGTGAGGCACACAATGAAAAGATAAATTTAGTTGAGCGAATACAAACTCTTTTATTTAAATGCGACGTCCGCTATTTACGGCACGCTTTGCGAGATTTTAAAGATTATGTTAAGGATAAAAAATGAGCGAGATAGTAGCCCTAAGTGAAGCGGTCGGTTTTATCCCATCAAAATATGCAAGGGAAATTTTAAACATTTCAAAGCCGACCCTAAAAAAACTCATCGACGCTGGCATAATCAAGGCGAATAAAATAAACCAGCGTGTGATTTACTGCGACCTAGCCTCAATAAAAGAGTATATGTCAGGGCAAAGGGCATAAATAAAACCTTGCCACCAAAGCATAAGCTCTTTACGCTCTTTTAAATTCTTTGCGTGATTATATGCGTCTTTTACCTTGTTTGTTTCAATATGTGCTAGGCAAAGCTCAATAATATCACTGTTTTGTTTATGCTCTGCCCTCTTTTCGTGGCAAATGGTGCTAAATGTAGCCCTAAAGCCGTGTGGGGTTATTTCCTCATTTGAGTAGCCCATGTTTCTAAGAGAGCAACGGCACGCATTATCACTAATAGGTCTAGTTAAACTTCTTACGCTTGGAAATAGATATTCACTTTTAAAAGCGCCCCTATATGATTTTAAGAATTTGCAAAGGTCGTCAGACAAAAAAACAACGTGCGGGCGCTTCATTTTCATTTGCTCAGCTGGTATACGCCAAAGCCCATTATCTAGGTCAAACTCCGACCATTTAGCCGACCTTGCGTTAAAAGGACGGACGGCGGTCATTATGCTAAGCACTAAGCACGCCTTAACCCTAACATCGCCGCTGTAATAGATTATATTATTTAATAGGTGTGCTAGCGCCTGCTCGTCTGTTATGGCGGCGTAGTGTCTTGTTTCAGGGGCTTTAAAAAGTGCTTTCTTGTCAATATCTAAGATTATATTATGTTCCACGTATTCTTTCAATACGGCGTATTTGTAAAGCTCTTTCATCGCTCCTAGCGCCTTACTAAATGCTATATATTTTTTCTCAAACTCCAAAAACTCTAACGCCGAAACAATATCACGTCTGCTTATTTTTTTAATATCCATATCACCAAATTTAGGCAAGAAAAATCTATCAAAAAAGCTTTTGATTGTTTTTTGTTGTTTTGCCAAAACCTGCTTTTGCTTCCTCATAAACCATTCGTGAAATATATCTTTAAACCTTTTTCCCTCATCCGTATTATTCTTTTTAGGGTCTATCCCTTTGCTTATCTGCTCTTTTAGCTCCAGCTTTAACGCTCGGGCTTCTTTTAGGCTCATTATCGGATACTGCCCTAAAGTTATTCTTGCCATTTTGTTGGTTGCAGGGCTTTTATATTCTAAAATAAAAGATTTTTTGCCATTAGGGCGTATCTCTATTAGCATATTCTCGCCGTCACTAATAAAATATTTATTCTCTTTAGGCTTTAGCGATTTTAATAGGGTGTCATTTACTTGTGGGCTTATCTTTGGCAT